GGAGAAAAAATGTTTAACGCTACTCACATTCTTAGTTTTAAAACAAAAGCAGATACAAATATAATAGCTGATGTCGCCAGTAAAATTATGGGTACTCAGAATGTCGATGTAAACGACAATAAAAAAAACTAAAAAATAATCCTGAACTACACAATATATTTGCTTTAGCTGAAAAACTGCATAAGACTGCATCAGAAATCTTGCAAATGCCTCATGTAGAGTTTAATATGTGGCTTGCTTACTTTGATCTTCAAAGAGAAGAAAGAGAACGGCACGAACGAATTTTAAAAATGAAAAAATAGATGGCAACAAAAAAAGTAAATATTGATCTAGTAGCAAAAGATAAAACTAGACAAGCCATGCAATCAGCAACCAAAGGCGTTGATGGTGTTAAAAATTCAGTATTAAATTTAAAAAATGCACTTATCGGTTTAGGTGCTGGTGTTGCTATAAAAGGTTTTATTGATGTTGGAAAATCAGTCGAATCACTTCAAGTTAGATTAAAATTTTTATTTGGTAGTGTTGAAGAGGGTGCAAAAGCATTTGACGCTATGGCTAAATTTGCTGGTAAAGTGCCTTTTTCACTTGGAGAAATTCAATCAGGTGCGGGTGTACTTGCTGTTGTTAGTAAAGATGCAAACGAACTTTCAAAAATTTTAGAACTTACTGGTAATGTTGCGGCTGTTACAGGATTAGATTTTAGAACTACAGCAGAACAAATTCAAAGGTCATTATCAGCTGGTATTTCTAGTGCTGATTTATTTAGAGAAAAAGGTGTTAAATCTATGTTAGGATTTAGTGCTGGTGCAACTGTTTCAATAGAACAAACAAGAGAGGCTTTATTTAGAGTTTTTGGTAAAGGCGGAGAGTTTGCTGGTGCTACTGATGAACTTGCAAAAACTCTAGAGGGAACTTTATCAATGATCGGAGATAAGTTTTTTAATTTTCAAAAAACAGTAGCAGAAGAATTTTTTGTTGCACTTAAAAAAGAGTTTGGTGCATTTGACAAAGCACTTGCCGCTAACGAGGCTTTAATTTTAGATTTAGCACAATCTATAGGCAAAGGTTTAGCAAATGCCGTTACTTTTGGTGCAGATGCTTTTAAATTTATGCACGAAAATATAGAACTAATTAAAAAAGCCGCTTTAGCCGCTGTTGTTTTTGGTATGACAAAAGCATTTATAGGATTAACAGTAGCAATAAAAAAAGCTGGTATAGCTATGGTAGCTTTTAATAAAACATCAATGAAAAATCTTGCTGGTCTGTTAGCGGCTGGAACTGTTCTTTTAGCAGATTATTTAGGATTTTTAGACAAACTTTTAGCAAAATTCGAATCTCCAAAAACTATTGAAGATTTTGCGGCAGAGGTTGAAATTCTCAATGAACAAATAGGATTATTAGATGTTAAAGATTTTACTGAAAATAGTAAATTTAGAAGAATGCAAGATGAGGCACATAGAACAATAGATGCCTTAAAAAAAATGCAAATAGAAGTTGGAGAAAACAGTGCAGAGTTTTTAAGATTAGAGGGAATGATTGAAAGCATTAGAGAGGCATTAATGTCAGTTCCTTTACAAGAAATAGAATTTGGATTTGATAATATAAATCAATCAGTTGGTGCTTTAGAAAAATCATTTAAGGCTTTCGGAAAAGGTTTTTTAGAAGAAATGCAAAATCAAAAAAACGCACTACAACAATTTGAGGAGGCTGGAAAAAAAGCATTTACCAATTTTTCTAATATGTTAGCGGACTCATTGTTTACAGGAAAATTAGCTTTCAAAGATTTTGCAAGGTCAGTATTGCAAGATATTGCAAGAATAATTTCTAAACAATTAATGATGCTTGCTTTGCAAAAAGCATTAGGTTTTTTTGGTGTTACAAGTATTTTTGGCGTAGAAACAAGTAAAATTTTTGGTTTTGCTGATGGTGGACGACCACCAGTAGGGCGACCATCAATAATTGGAGAAAAAGGGCCTGAGTTATTTGTACCTGACCAAGCGGGTACAGTTGTACCAAATAATCAACTTGGTATGTCAAAACCAGTAACAGTAAACTTTAATATTAACACTGTTGATGCAAGAGGTTTTAATGAATTATTAGTTAATAGCAGAGGTGTAATTGTAAATATGATTAATAGTGCTGTTAATGAAAAAGGTAAGGCGGCATTGATATGAGTGGTTCTTTACCTAATACAGCGTTCAACGCAATTAATTTTAAATCAAATCAAAAAACTTTATTTAGTGAAACTGATAGTGGCAAAACATTTAGGAGACAAGTACAAGGTCAAAGATTTAGTTTTACAGTTTCATACCCACCTATGACTCGTGCAGATTTTGCACCAATAATGGCTTTTATAATAAAACAAAGAAGTCGTAAGGAAGATTTTACAATCACTTTACCAACTACATTTGATAGTCAAGGTAACGAGACAGGAATTTTATTAGTAAATGGTTCTCACTCTGCGGGAGATACAACCATAGCTATTGATGCTTTTGCTGGCAATGGTGCTGGAAGATTAAAAGCGGGAGACCTCTTAAAATTTGCACATGATAAATTATACATGGTGGTTGCAGATGTTACCTCATCAAGTAATGCCGCAACTGTTACTATTGAACCACCCCTTAGAACTGCATTAGCAGATAACAGTTCTGTAACTTATAAATCTGTACCAGCGACAGTCCATTTAAATAGCGATATGCAAGAGTTTGAAACAAGTGCAAATGATAAAGATGGTAATTTACTTTTTAATTTTGAGTTTGATGTTATTGAGAGTTTATAATGGCAAGAGGATTATCGAGTTCGGTAAAAACACAATTAGCAACAGGCATCATTGACCCCGTTGTTTTAGTAGAAATAGGCTTTGGAACACCAATATATTTAACAAATGCTAGCTTTGACATAACATCAAGTGTATCTGGCTCATCAAGAACATATTTATCAAATGGACATCTTCGTAGTATTACTGGAGTTAGTGAAACAAACAAACCTACAAAAAACTCATTATCTGTTAGTTTATCTGCCGTAGATCAAACTTATGTATCAGTAGCATTAAGCGAAAATATAATTAACGACAATGTTTTTATTTACAGAGGTTATTTAGATAATAACAATGCTTTGATTAGTGATCCGTTTTTATTATTTTATGGAACAATAGATGAATATAAAATCAGCGACAACACTACAACTGCTAATTTAATTTTAACTGTAACCTCACACTGGGGAAACTTTGATAAAACAAGCGGAAGAACAACTACTGATAACTCTCAACAAAGATTTTTTAGTGCTGATAAAGGTATGGAGTTTGCGGCTTTAACTGTTAGAGATATTAAATGGGGTAGAGTATGACAAGTGTTCATTTATACCAAGCACAAAAAAAAGATATAGAAGATTTAAATATATTAATTCAAGAATGGAAAACAACCGATTTAGTAGATTGTAATTTTCCAGAATTAGATACTGTTAAAGTAAATCAATATTTAAATAAATTTTTAATAAATGGTAAAATAATTTGTATTAAAGATTTAGACAGAGAAAAAATGGTTGGTTGTTGTATATTTAATAAATCTGAATATTGGTTTAGCAAACAAAAAATTATGATTATACAAATGATTTATATAAAAAAAAAATTTAGAAATTATAAATTACTAAAACAATTAATTGACATGATAAAAAAGGTTTCTAACGATAACCCTATTGTATTATCAATAACATCTAAATTAGATATAGACCCAGTTTTTGAAAAATTAGGATTTGAAAACATGGGTAATAATTGGAGGTTGATGTAATGGGTGGCTGGAATCCTATTGAAGATGTAATTGATTTTGTAGAAGATGTAGTTGATGTAGTTGTTGATCTTGTTGAAGATGTTATTGGTTGGCTTATACCAATACCTGAAATTCCAGATTTTGGTGATATTAACCCAGATCAAAATGCAAAAGGTGTTTTAGTTAATAAATTTAGTGCAAATGCACATATACCAGTTGTTTACGGAACTAGAAAGGTTGGCGGTAATGTAGTTTTTTTAGAAACATCTGGAACTGACAACGAGTTTTTGTATATGGCTATCATTCTTTCTGAGGGTGAAATAGATGATATTACTTCAATATTTGTTAATGATAGTCAAGTTAATTTTGATGGAGATATAGCAGATAATACTCAAAGATCGGTAGCTAGTTCAGATTCTAATTTTTTTAAAGCTGACCCAAATGTTGAGGGTTCAAGTGCCGCAAGTTTAATAACTATAGAACCTCATTTTGGAACTGATTCGCAAAGTGCATCAAGTTTATTATCTGGTTTATCATCATGGACATCAAATCATAGACTAAGAGGACTAGCGTACATAGCACTTAAATTTAAATGGAATAATGATGCTTTTGGTTCTTTACCTACAGTGAATGCAATAATTAAAGGTAAAAAAGTTTATAATCCAAATTTAGATAGTACTGTAACTGGTGGTTCAGGTTCACATAGAGCATACACATCAAGCACATGGGAATATTCAGACAACCCAATTTATCAGTTATTAGATTATTTACGAAATGATAGATTTGGTATGGGAATAGCAAATAGTTATTTTGATTCAAATTTTGCAGACTGGCAAGTAGCTGGCGATGTTTGCGATACTGATATCACACCTTTTTCTGGTGCTAGCACTATTGATTTAATGGATAGTCATACAGTTGTTGATACATCAAGAAAAGCTATTGATAATGTTAAAGATTTTGTAAGAGGTTCAAGATCATTCTTAAATTTTAGTGCTGGCAAATATAATATTTTAGTAGAGGGTTCTGGTTCAGCGTCTATAACTCTCACAGAGGATAATATTTTAGGCGGTATTCAAATAAGTAGTAAAAATAAAAACTCTCGTTACAATAGAGTTATAGTTAATTTTATAAATCCTGATAAAAATTTTCAATCAGATACAGCCCAGTTTCCTCCAGTAGACGAAACAGGATTAGCAAGTGCCGATACCTTTTCTAATATGCAAACGGCAGATGGTGGCTTGTTATTAGAGGGTCGTTTTGATTTTTCTATGCTGACAAATCCACATCAGGCTCAAGAAATGGCAGAGGTAATTTTAAGAAGATCAAGAACAAGTTTAGATATAAACATAAAAGCAGATGCAACAGCACTAGATTTAAGTATAGGCGATATTGTAAATGTTACTCATGCTACACCAAGTTTTTCAGCAAAGCCTTTTCGTGTTCAAGGCATGACACTTAATACAGATCATACAGTTACTTTACAATGTTCAGAGCATCAGGACAGTTATTATGCTTTCGGTACGCAAGTTGCTCCCGCTACTATACCAGATACCACTTTGCCAAACCCATTTAGTGTACAACCTCCAGCAAGTGTTACATTATCTGATACATTGATTGAATATAACGATGGAACTGTAATTGTTGCTTTAGATGTAACTATAGGTGCAACGCCTGATAAATTTATTGATTTTTACCAAGTAGAATACAAACTAAGCACAGATTCAGATTTTATCATTTATGCACAAGGGTCAGGGTTAAATCACAGAGTTTTAAATGTAATTGATCAACAAACTTACGATGTTAGAGTAAAAGCTGTAAATACTACAGGCGTATCTTCAACTTTTGTTTCTGCTTCAAGAAAAATTGTTGGTGCTATTGAACCGCCATCAGATGTAGAAGATTTATCATGTAATATTACAGGAAACGATGCACATTTAAGTTGGACACAAATTTCAGATTTAGATTTAGCTTTTTATCAAATTAGATTTTCTGATAAAACAGATGGCACTGGGGAGTGGTTAAATTCTGTTAATTTAGTTACAAAAGTATCTCGTCCAGCTACAAGTATTACAGTTCCCGCTAGGGCTGGGACTTATCTTATAAAAGCTGTTGATAAACTTGGTAATTTTAGTTCAAATGCAACAGCTATTGTATCAAATGTAGTAAGTGTAGAAAATTTTAATTCTATTACAACTGTGAATGAACACCCTACCTTTGCTGGTACTAAAACTAATGTATCACTTTCTGATGATGCTATTATACTTAATTCAAGCGAATTGTTTGATTCTGCCTCTGGTTTATTCGATGCTAACACTACAAGATTTTTTGATTCTGGTGTAGCTAATGCAGATTTTTTAGCATCAGGAAATTATGCTTTTGCAGATGTAATTGATATTGGTGCAAAACATACTGTTAGAGTTACAGCATCATTAACACAATCAGCAAGAAATCCAGACGATCTTTTTGACAATAGAAGTGGATTATTTGATTCTGCAAAATCTAACTTTGATGGAGATACACCAGCTAATTGTGATGCACATTTAGAAATAGCTACAAGCGATGATAATTCTACTTTTACATCTTTTCAAAATTTTGTAATTGGTAATTATACAGCAAGATTTTTAAAGTTTAGGGTAGTATTAACTTCATCTGATTTAGCCTCAACCCCCGTAGTTTCCGCAGTTACAGTTACAGTAGATATGCAAGATAGAATATTTAGTGGTAATGATATATCTTCAGGTGTAGGCACTAAAACAGTTTCATTTAGTAATCCATTTAAAACAACAGGATATGCAGTTGGTATTACAATGGAAGATGCAAATACGGGAGACTTTTTTACAGTTTCAAATAAAACAGTTGATTCTTTTGATGTTTTATTTAAAAACTCAAGTGGCTCAAATATTTCAAGAACTTTTGATTTTATTGCAAAAGGATTTTAAAAGGAGTATAAATAAATATGGCACAAGCAACAGATTTTACAATAGCAAACCAATCTTTTCCAGATTTTAGGACAGATTTAAATACAGTTTTAGGAGCAATAAATTCTAATAACTCAGGAACATCAAGACCAAGTTCTGCAACCACAGGCACGATTTGGCTTGATACGACCAATGCTGGTTCAAATAGTTTGTCTTTAAAATTTTTTGATGGTTCAGATGATATTACTTTAGCAACTATTGATACTTCAGCTAATACAGTTAATTTTATTGATAGTGCAGTTGCATCTGATTTAGTTAATGACACTACTCCACAATTAGGTGGTCAATTAGATGTAAATGGTAATGCTCTTGGAGATGGTACTTTAGAATTATTAAAATTTTCAGAAACAGCTAGTGCAGTAAATGAATTTACGATTGCAAATGCGGCAACAGGAAATAACCCTGTTTTATCTGCAACTGGTGGAGATACAAATGTTGGTTTAGAATTTACTGCAAAAGGAAGTGGATATATTAAATTTAACGATTTAGCATATATTCCACAACAAGCATTAACATCATCATCAAATGCTGTAGCTTGGGACGTTCAAGCTAAACCTAACGCATATCATTTAACAACAGAAAACACTACGTTTGCCGCACCAACTAACTCTGTTGAGGGTTCGTTTATCTGTTTAGAAATTAATTATAATGGTTCACATACTATCGCATTCAATACTGTTTTTGAATTTGCGGCATCAACTGCACCTACGTTTACTAGCACTGATGGTAAAACAGATATATTAGTTTTTAGATACAATGGTGCTGTATGGCAAGAAGTTGGCAGAACATTAAATTTAAGTGAAAGTTAAAATATGTACGCTTTAGTTGAAGATAGTTCAATAACTCAAATAATTACAAATCCTAAAACTATGATTATAGGAGATGTAAGATACCCAGCTAAAATATTCTCTTTATGGTCAAAATCAGAACTTAATGCCATAGGGATATATGAAGTTGTAACTGACAGCACAAATTTTAAAGATGAAAAATGGTATATAAATACAAACGAATCTTTTGCATTTGCTGATAATCAAGTCACTAGATCATGGGGAACTGCTACAGCTAAAGCACACGCAGATACTTTATGGACGGAAGAAGATAAAACAGATGACAAAATCCCAGAGGGAAAAGATGTAGGAGATGTAGCTGTTAAAGGTTTAAAAACTGTATTAATAGAACAATTAAAATCACAAGTAGCTGGAGAACTTTCAAAAACAGATTGGTATATAACTAGAAACACTGAAAAATCTACTGCTATACCATCTTCAATTTCAACGCATAGAGATTCTGTTAGAACTAAACAGGCTGAAATGGAAACAGCTATAACTAACGCAAGTGATACTCCAGCCTTAGAAACTTTATACACATACACTGAGCAAGACGATGGTTCAGTTACGAGACCATTGGGCGAATTACCAACATTGGAGGTTTAATGCCTTTAATACTTGGAACGAACTCAATAAAAGATACAGGCTATGATGTTGCTAATTCATTGAGATTTAATGATGATGACAGTGCTTATTTAAACAGAACACCATCTGGTGCTGGAAATAGAAAAACTTTTACAATTTCATTATGGATAAAAAGAGCAAATTTAGTAAATTCAAGATTAATAAGCTGTTATTCTGCAAATTCCGATACAGGTAATTTTGAGTTAGATTTTAATGATAATAAATTTAGATATGTTGCTTGGGATACTAATTTTAGAGTAACTAACAGACTTTTTAGAGACACATCTGCTTGGTATCATATTGTAACTGCAGTTGATACTACAGATAGTACAGCAGATGATAGAATAAAAATTTATGTAAATGGAGTTCAAGAAACTTCATTTTCAAGTAGTAGTAACCCATCTCAAAATTTTGATACAGGATTTAATCAAGCATCAACAACAAGAATTGGAATAGCATCTAATTCAACTAATGGGCCTTTTGATGGCTATATGGCAGAAGTAGTATTTATAGATGGTCAAGCACTAGCACCAACATCATTTGGAGAATTTGATTCTGATAGTCCTAACATTTGGAAACCTAAAAATGTATCTGGTTTAACCTTTGGCACAAATGGATTTCATTTAGACTTTGAAAATGCAAGCAGTCTAGGTGCAGATGTATCAGGAAACTCTAATAACTTTACTGTAAATAACCTTACAGCAACAGATCAGTTAATAGATACTTGTACAAATAATTTTGCAACATTAAATAGTTTAAGTTCATTTGGTGGTGCAGTTTTAAGTGAGGGAAATTTAAAACTTACAAGTACAGCAACAGCATTTGACCACACTTCTGCAACTATTCACATTGATGCTGGTAAATGGTATATGGAGTTTAATGCAGTAGCAACAAGTGGTGGTAGTGCAGTAGCGTGTTTTTTAGCTGGTACAGGGGAATTTCAAAACGATCAAACAAGTTGGATTTCTTCAGGAGATGGTGGTTTTGGTATAGGTATGAATGGATTTAAAATTACAGATGGAGTTGAGGAGGGTTCAAATTCTTTTTCTGCTGTATCTAGTGGCAGTATTGTTCAAATTGCTTATGATTCTGACTCTGGTAAAGCATGGTTTGGAATAAACAACACATGGTTAGCTAGTGGTAATCCATCAACAGGTGCAAATCCATATTTTACATCAACTAAATTACAAAATAATGATGTTGTTTTAAAATTGATTACCTATACTTCAAGCAACACATCAATAGCAAATTTTGGTCAGGATAGTTCTTTTGCTGGAACTAAAACAAAACAAAGTAATCAAGATAGTAATGGACAAGGAAATTTTTATTATTCTCCACCTACAAATTTTTTGTCACTTAATACAAAAAACCTAGCGGAGTTTGGATAATGGCTTATACGACTATAGACGACCCAACAAAATTTTTTAATACTATTATTTATACAGGCGATGGATCAACTAAAACAATTTCTGGTGTTGGATTTCAAGCTGATCTAGTCTGGGGTAAAGGTCGTAATTCAAATTCAGCTCATCTTCTTACAGATAGTGTTAGAGGTGCAACAAAAACTTTGTATTCAAATGCTACTTCAGCAGAAGTTACAAGTTCAACAGCCAGTTTAACTGGTTTTACCTCAGATGGCTATACAGTGGATAGTGCTTCAAATTATAATGTAAATTCAAGAACACAAGTTAATTGGAACTGGTTAGCTGGAGGCACAGCACCAGCTATTACATATACAGTAAAAGTAGTTTCAGATTCAGGAAACAAATATAGATTTAATGACTTTGGAACAAGTGCTGTCACTTTAGATTTACAAGAGGGTGGTACTTACACATTCGATCAATCCGATAGTTCAAACTCAGGACACCCATTAAGATTTTCTACAACATCAAATGGTACGCATGGTGGGGGAAGCGAATATACAACAGGAGTAACAGTAACAGGAACACCTGGAAATTCTGGTGCCAAAACTGTAATTACAGTAGCCGCATCTGCACCAACTCTTTACTACTATTGCACTCAACACTCTGCTATGGGTGGACAAGCAAACACAAACTCAACATTTGGCTCATCAAATTTTTCAGGCAGTATTCAATCAACTGTTTCTGTAAATACTACTGCTGGATTTAGTATTGTGTCTTATACAGGAACGGGTTCTAACGCTACAGTTGGTCATGGGTTGGGTGTTAAACCAGATTGGATTATTAATAAAACTAGAGATACCACTGCTCAAATGTGGTCAGTTTATCACTCGTCTAGAGGTGCAACTAAACATTTAGGACTTGATAGAGTTAACGCTGAAGACACAGGCTCAGCTTATTATCAAGATACGGAACCAACATCTTCTGTATTTTCTGTGGGTTCAGAAGCAGCAACAAACTATTCAAGTGCAGCGTTTATCGCCTACTGCTTCGCAGAGAAAAAAGGCTACTCAAAATTTGGAAGCTACACAGGAAATGGTTCTACTAATGGAGCATTTGCTTATACAGGATTTAAACCAGCTTTTGTTATGATAAAAACTAATACTGATTCTGGTGAATGGGCTATGTTTGATAATAAAAGGAATATAGGAAATGAAACAGCAGATGTATTAAGAGCAAATTCAAATAGTGCTGAAAGTGATTCCACAGGAAATAACTCTATTGATATTTTATCTAATGGTTTCAAAGTAAAAGGTACTGGAGGTTGGGTTGGCACAAACGGTAGAGGATTTATTTACATGGCTTTCGCAGAATCACCATTTGTAAATTCTAATGGTGTACCAACAAATGCAAGATGACCTATGATGAAACCATTAATTATAGGTGCAATAATAGCCGCAATTCTTATCTGGTTTTTAAATGGTTTGATGGATTCTGCTATGGCAGAAACAAACACAGTTTCATCAACAGTTGTAACTAATAACACGCCACCAACAGCTAACGCACCATCGGTTGTAGTAAATAATTCTGATGTATGTAAGACAGCGGCATCAGTTGGTGTTCAGACACAAATTTTAGGTATTGCATCAGGAATTACTGTAACAGACGAAAACTGTGAACGTATTAAACTCTCTCGATCTCTCTATGCTATGGGTATGAAAGTAGCCGCTATTTCTACATTGTGTGCTGATGCAAGAGTATTTGATGCTATGTGGAATGCGGGAACATACTGCCCTTACAATGCTAGCATTGGAGAGGACGCTAAAAAGGGTTGGGAACAAAACAAAGATAAAATTCCAAAAGGTAGTTTAATTTTTGCTAGCATGGAAGAAGTCGAAAAAATTAAAATCAAAGAAGAAAGAGAAAAAGATGGTAAACCGAATGGTTGGAGGGTGTTTTTTACTTTGGCTACTTTTATGCTTGTACCCCTCTTATAGCAAAGCTGTAGATTGCGATACCGATACACTCGGACTATGCACACCTACGATTGAGCAGATTATAGAAGAGTCTAGTGTTGAGACTATTGAGTTTCAAGCTGATGGCATACTAACAACAACTGAAACAACCACTACAACTACAACAACCACAGTAACAAATGAGGACTCTGGAGATATTTTAGACGGAGATAATGATTATGTAGTTTCTTCAAAAGAGGGCGATATGGATATTGACTGGGGAGGACAAGGCCCAGCAACAATGCCATCTGGTTCTACTTGCGGCCAACTTGGGACTGATAAATGTGCGATGATAACTGGTAGTGGAAACTCAACCTCAAATATGGGTGTTAGCGGCATGGGTACTACTTTTATCAATACAGTTGATATATCTGATCTTAATTTTACACATGGAGGCAAAACTAATTACGAAATCAAAGTTTATAAACCTGATGCACAAGATTCAATCTATATGCACATAACAGGAAAAAACGGAAAAACAGATGTATTTAGTGGAACAGATATTTTGAGTGCTAGTGGCACAAACAGCCAATATGGTCAATATTCTGGTGGTTTTAATTTTTCTGGTAGCCTTACATCGGTCATAATTGAGGTTGGTGGTAGAGATATAAATATGGCCGTTGGCCCGATGTTTGACGATGTAAAAGTTAATGTCTTATATAATGTTGTAAACACGATTGTTGAGCAAACTATTACAAGCGTAGAAATGTTTGTTGCACTAAATACTGATGCACCCGAAGAGGTGCTTGATGTTGTTGAGGATATATTTGAGGCCAACACACCTATCGAGACAGATGTTGGTTTAGAGTTTGAGCCTATTGAAATTGAAGAAATAACTTACGAATCAGTTGAGATTGAAATAGCAGAAATAGAAATAGAAGAAATTCAAGTAGCAAGTATTGATATGTCAGATACTAATGTTGAGGTAAATGTTATTGACGTTGAGGTTGAAGTTCAAATGGAGTTAGAAATGGAATTAGAAACTGAAATAGAGATTGATATAGATGTGGGTGCAGAAGAGAATACAGAAACAACCACAGAATCAACACAAGAACCAGACCAAACAGAAAGTAACCAAGTCGAGAACGATGCCTCAAACACCAACGAAGAACCGACAGAGGAATCAATCGAAAAAACAGCCGAAGAATCAAACGAGGAAACCAACAAATCAGAGACATTAAAAGTTGAAAAAAAGTCAGAAGAAAAGCAAGAATCGCAACAAGAAAAGACAGAAAAAGACGAAAAACCCAAAGTAGTGCAGAAAAAAACTTCATCTAAAGAAAAAGCCGCAAAAAAAGTTTTGAAAAAGATTGATGATAAAAAAAGATATGATGAGTCTAGTCAGATAAAAACTTTAGTTGTTATGCAAGTGTTAGGGAACACTAAAACATTTTTTGAGAGTCAACAACAGTTAAATGATAGGGCAGAATTTTTTACAGACTTCACTTTGCCAGATGCCGTCATTTCTGATAATGATATGGCTGGATACTTTTTATTTATTGGGAGTGATGGGTTAATGAATGAAATAATAGATAGTCAGTATAAATAATGGCAAAAAAATTTAAAAATTTTGAGGCACATGAGCCAGTACATCACAAAACAAGTATTGGCCGTAATCCTAGTAAACAAAAAATGAATAAATCAAAGCGGCGTAGCTTTAAAAAATACAACGGACAAGGTCGTGGCTAAACAACAAACAGAAATAGATATAGGTGGTATTAAATTTAAGGGAGGTAGGGTTTTTCTCATAATCACTATTTTAAGTTCATTTATTGGTGTTTTATGGGGTGGGTTTGAGGTGTACCAAAGGTATCTTGATATGGAGGCAAAAATTAATTCTTTTGTTAGCCCTGATTTATCTGGTTTTGATAAAAAACTAGAGGTTGTAAATACAGAAGTTGATATGTTGAAATCAGAAATATCAATAATATTAGAAGAAGTGTCTCTTGTAGCTGATGTTGCAAAAGAACTTAAAAACGATCTGAAAGCTGATGTTAGAAGAATTGAAACTATCGTAGAAGATGTAGAGCAAAGAGTAAAAGAAGACAGCAGAGAGAACTCAAAGGATTTAAAAGAAACTATTAGTGAATTAAAACAAGAAATGGCTGATTTGGAAGAAAAAATACAAAAACAAATTAGAATTGCTTTAGAAAATCCACTTAACAAAAT